AAAAAGAAATAGAACTAAAAATCGCATATTAATTCAATATCAAAAATCTTACATTTTTAAAATAAAATAGTAATAAAATAAGAAACAAGAACGCACTGTTCTTAAACAGTTTTAGTAAAATAATTATATTTTAAGACGTCATTAGTCTGCGGTAATGCTAATTCAGTACCAAAAGGCGTTATACCTGTTGGGGTATTAACAGACCCTAACGCATACGTTGTATTACCTACACCAGTAGATTTCGGGGCTAAGAAACCAGGAAGAATAACAGAAGGAACAGCTACTTGATATCCCATTCTACCTACATCATCATGAGAAGCATAAACGGCAAGATTAATGCCTAATTCGGTGCCTCCAACAACTGCAGTCGGTGGAATATGGATAACAATGCTTCCAAGATCTGTAGTTGCGGTTCTAGCCAAAATTGAAGCCGCTACGGTACTCAATTTAGTAACATCTCCCACAAATTTATAAGGAGACATATTTGGAATCTCAAACTCTAGCAAACTCGTTGAATCCGCTATATAAGGAATATTGCCACCAGCTGAGTTGTACAAACCATGAGTACCGGCAACAGCATAATTCGCCCTTTCTAAAGAAGGAGCCTGGGATGAAAATGCAGGATCTAGAGAAGCTGTAGAGTTTACCAAATTTTGAAATTGAGCCACAGATTTAGTCACAGCATTAAAAGGAGCTGTACTCCTAACTATTGGAATTGCAGCTATTGGTGCAAAGTCTGTTCCAGAAGTAGCTGCCAATGTCGTTGGAGGAATATACCAAGCACTAGCCACACTCTGCCCAGTAACAACAATTTTAAATCGAGCTCCTCCAGCATAACCAAGATATAACGCTGATAAAATATTCAAAGTGGAACCATAAGCAGGAGAAGTCAACATACCTGACTGACCGACTAAGGAGGATACATCCAGTGTAAGAAGGCCTTTCGAATCTGCCAAGTCAGTTGCGTTAAACGCTCTTCGAGCTACTTTATAAAATCGCCTTGTGTGATCTCTAATACTGACTACTGGTCTAAAATCATAAACTGGATAATGAGAATCCACTGGTTCGGCTGTTAAATCACGTTGTGTACTCACTGGAACACTAACTGATGCTTGTGCCTCAAATTCTATAAGTTCTGGTTCAATACCCGAACGTTTAGTAGGGGGAACATTAACATCAATTTGAGGAGTAAAAAGATTAACATCAGTCGAATAACCAAACCACTCAAAATCATCTCCAAGAGAAATATACACATTAAAAGCTACAGATGTAGGAACTGTTCCATTTGAAACCAAAGGTTGATTCAAATAAATATAATACATGCCATGCTGAGCTGCATTCAACCTCAAATCTCGCGTAGTGGGAAGTTGAGGCAAAGAAGATACGTAAGGCAATTCTATAGTTTGAATTTGGCCTCCCGCAGAAAATTCAACAAACTCTGTCATTAAATTAGAGATAGAGTCAAAAGTAGGATAACTTCTCAACCCTAGAGTTCTAATAGAATAATCTCTAGCAACTGCTAACTTACAATAATTAAAATTAGACATTACAGATTGAATATGAATCTTTATAGTACCTCGCCAATACCTATGCATCAAAGCCAATATGCCTTGTATCTCGGTAGTTTGTAAAGTTGGAATAGATTCACCATAAGCATTAGTGTATGTAACAGGTGTAAAATTCATCTGAGGGGAAATAGGTCGCGAAAAACAAAGTGCTCCTACACTATCTGTAGCTTTCACGACAAACTGACCTACAAACTGTGGTTTAGACCCTAAATATTTTAAATCCATTTCATCTTGTGATGTCTCAAAAATAAAATCTTTACAAACTCTATCATATTCTCCAAAATTATCCATTTTGTCAAACCTTACTGGCTCATCAACTATATTTAAAACATTACGGGATTGCACGTAATTTTTACTCTGCAAGTAAGGAAAATTTGGAGAATGTAATCCAGTAAATCTTCTTACTCCTGACCTAAGGGCATCTAATACATCTCCGCTTAATTTTCTAGCAGTGGTAAACACTCCATCTATGGCTTTTGTTCCAGCCTTCTGTAAGTCCTCTATTAAACCTTGTGCTTCTAGTGGAGCTGGAATAGGAACATAATTCACATCATTATGAGGAGCATAAAATTCCACATCATCAAAGACTGCATGCACAGAAATAGTAACAGAATTTGTCCCAGACGTAGGAACACCCAAGGGGTTCAAGACCATTAATACAGCTTCTGCATAGTTTGCACCAGAGAAATTAGGACTAAAAGTAGTTCCATCCAAATCAGTCTTATCTAAAGGTGAATTAATATAGAACGGAACCCTTAAACGAGTAGAAGTCTGCTCGTTGGCATTCAAAAACACATGAGGAGCAGCCATATAAGAATTAACGGAATTTGGTTTAATCGCTGCAGGAGCGGCTGAAGAGAACCCAATAGGCATTGCTGCTGCTATAACGCAACCAGAATGCATTGGAGTTCCTGAAACTTGTAGTAGCAAAGAAATTTTAGCTCTATACAAGACTGATGATTCAAAAGGAACTTTGGCTAGTTCATTATTAAACAGATCTAGCGGAAGTCTTATAGCGTCTAAGACATAATATTGGGCAGTTGCAGCTGTCCAAACAATATTTTTAATAAAAAATGGTTTATTTAAAATTCGAGAAAAATCCATTTCCAATTTTGGGTCAACGCTATTCAATTTATATTTCTTGTCATAAATAAATTCAGGTTCGACAACAGAACGTGTACGAACTTGAGAATAAAAGTTTTCCGAAACAGTGTTAACACTAGTAACACCTTCAATATTTTGATTCATATAATTTAATTCTTCATTATTAGTGGTACCTTTATTATTTTAAAACGAAGGCCAAATCATACCATTTTTAACTTACATCGTTTACAATTTCAAAATTATTAAATTAGCGTAGGCGCTCGTGATTCGAATTGCAAAAATCACAATTTTATAAACGCATACTAATTCAATTTAAATATTTAAAATAAATTACTACCGAAAGAAGGTTCATAATCTGAACCAATATCATATAACTTTCTAAGATATAGGTTAGATAGAATCTCAAACGGATAATTTCTAGCTTTAAGCCGCTCACACAAATCAGATAAGAGAAATTCTCTATCTTCATGTAAGTAAATTTCTCTTTGATAGTTATTAATTTTCTGCTGCATAACCAACTCAACATCTTTTCCGTAGTCAACCCACGATAAACCAGACTTTAGAACTTCAAGCTCTAAAGGACAAACAATACGGTTCAATTCATTATGAAACACAAAGCTCCTCTTTAAAAACGAAACTTCCTCTATACTTTGAAACGGCCTAACAATTGGATTTTTAGTGGCATCAGTAAAGCCTAATCCCATACTTTCAAAGTAATCACGCATAGAAATAGCATTTAAAATATCACAATGTTTGTATATGCTATTCAATTTGTCATCGCCATAAACAAAATCGGCTAAATCTTGGAAAAATGAAACTTCCCCAAATTTTCTCCCGGATTTTGTCATTTCTCTATAATACCAACCTGCTGTATACATTCTATTAATCAAGCTATTAAATATCGCAGTTAAAAAATGACCCGATGCTAACGAATGGGTTGTCAAGTATAGATCATCAACCATGACGACGAGTGAGTGTATCAAACACTCTAAGACAATTTCAGCTACTTTGGGCTTAGAACCTTTATACTTGGACATAATCTCCTCAAACAAACCTCTCTGAAAGCGCGGAACCATTCCTTTATCCCACTTTGCAACATCGCCAGCAAAAACCTTTCCTCTAATCAACTTTTGGTAAATTAAAGGCCATTCTTTTATAGGATTAATTCCGACCATAACCTGATTCAAAGATCGGTTTTGCAAAACTGATTCCACAAATCGCCCAAAATAACGCTTAGCTAATATCTGTTGTATAATAGTTCCAACTCTGAACGTTCTTGGAACTCCCTCTTTCGTATCCGACCTAACTTCATCTTTAGGCGTTTCGACCCAAAAGAATTTCTCCCAATGCTCAACACTCATACTGCCCTGTTCAATAGCATTTTCTAAATCATCAATTATTTTAACACACTCAGGAGTTAAACATCCTTGCTCAAAATCAATATAATAATCTTTTTCTTTGAAACATGAAAAACCGTTTGAGGAATCTTTATTTAGTCCATTTAATAATTCATTTCCTTTAACGACTTCTACCCACGGTAGATCATCAAATTCGCCAAACATAAATTGAGAAATTCTACGCGCAAATTCTATCTCTCCAACAGGAACTGTACCTGGTATCGCAAAAGCGGATTTTCCTATTTGTTTAGTAGTAAATCGCCCAAAAATATCCAATTTCGCGGGAGACCTAGAGATCGGATATAAACCAAATAATGGAGAGGGACCCAATTCTGTTTTCAATAAAGCAAGCTGTGACATCTTTCGATCTAATTTAACTACACTAGTATTCTCTTGTGATTTCGACGAAACTTCAATAGGGAGTAAATTTTTATCTTCATCAAGAAAGCTTCTAATAACTTTTCTGATATTAGAAGACCATGTAATAGCTACACCTGTATTAGTTGCGGGATTTCCTGCGACATGAAAACCACTAATACCACCTATTTGTGACATAACTATAGAACCACACAACCCTTTATATTGAAGATCATAGCTACAACCACTCTCTATACAATTCTTGTAATCAGGACAATGTGGTTTAGAAAACGAATAAGATATTTTATTTTCTAGTTTTTTACTCCCAATAGGATAAATGACACTCTCATTCACCAAATATGACTGTTCATCCACATCACCATTGTCTTTAAAATGATGAGAGAAATTTTTAAAAGGAGAAGGATATGATCTAGGTAATTTAAGAATGGCGACATCTTGAGAATTATCTTTAAAAACCACTTTAACAAGCTCATCGTCAACTAACCGAGAATTCCGAATAAAATCTGCATATATAATTACATGTACACTTGAACCATGGACCAAATGCGCTGGCACCACAATAGATCTACCTGAAACTAAAGCGTTAGCTCTAACTGTCGAATCACCTTCTCTAATTTCTATAACTTTAACCGCCTTCTTAACACTCAAAATACTATTATGAACATTTTCTTCATCATACTTAAAGCCTTGACCTTCAAATTCTTTTACAACCACTCTCCCTGTATCATTTTCATATACCAAAGCTGTACCATCTGACAATCTAGACAACAAGAAATCGCAAGCTTCTCCAGACGAAGATCTATTTGACCCTGAATCATCTAATAACCAGACTGTATACAACATCAGACCTATAAAACCTATGGCTGAAATCCAAAGAATATTGTCAAACACAAAGTTTTTAATTTCATTAAATACTGATATAATAGCCTCAAACATTTCAGAAAATATGCTACACAATAACTCAGTCAGATATGAAGAAGATTTAGCTTGAGCCTCAAATTTAGCATCATGAAATTCAATAGATTCTATTTCATCTCTCATAATATTTAATTCAGAATTAGACAAAGTATTTTCACTCTTATAATGCAATTTTAACAAATCATTAATCTTAACAATTTTGCAAATCCACACAATCAGTTGAGATCTATCTTCAACAGTGAGAGTAGGGCTTAATCTAATATTTCGGGATTCCATTTCCTTCTTCATCGAGGGAGGAAAGTCCGTTACAAATTGTTGTTTTTCCAAATTGAAATATTTAAAACTCATTTGCCCTTTATAAGAGTCTCCAATTACATGCAACTGAGAGAAATCAAACACTAAACCTCTTCTCCACAAAGCTGTAATATCATCAATACAATCACTCTTGGATAGATTGATATTTAAATTTTGGAATCGATTAGTGGTAAGAAAAATTTTAGTACTATTAAAGAACTTTGTATCTTTATTTTGCGCCTCTGCGCAATCTAAAGGTAATTTAACTGAGGAAACCATATTCATTATGGGTCGCCATTGCGAAGGCCCATTTTGACCTACATCATCCATGTAAAAAATCGGTTCATTATTATAGTTATCATAGAAATCCTTCCCATCATTGACAGACTTTATACAATGAGCATAAAAAGGTTCTCCTAGGACCTGTATTACTGCATTCATCAAAACTGATTTTCTCTTTCCAGGTGGTCCCTCAAACACAAAACATGCTGGTTCGATTCTATCGGGTGCCTCATAAACCGAAATAATTTTCATATGTCTACTCCATTTTGATAACAAATCAGCCAAAACAGGGGAACGCTTGGACCACTCTTTTATCTGATGTATTCTCTGAAGCTTTTCATCTACTCTTTTACTCTCCGCCCTATAACTTAAATCAATAAATTTCTTACAGTTCAAACCTAATTGTAAAATTTCCTCCATTTTCTTAATCAAAAAATGAATTGATGAGTCCCTAAACATATCTAGCACATTTCTAACAAATTGTTCGATCCGAACTGGTAATTTTACCTTATTCAAACACCACTCGACTCCACCTACAATTGATACTATAAAGTCATGAAAAACAGACGAATCATCTATTAACTTTGAAGATGACAAAACTTGACTTTTCCTGATTATGTTAAATAATTGTTCAGGCATAAAACTGGCCATAGCAATGGAAGCCATAGCTTCTAATCCTTGCGCTTCATATTGAGTTTCTAAGTAGATAAGATACAAATCTAATACTATAGAAACAACATTTGAGGCATTAAAAGTGCGCTCTCCAAACAACGCAGATATCTTGAAAAAGATAGACAAAAATTTCACTATAGATTTCTTGTCTAGACCTTTCACTGCCGAAATAGTAGCCATAAAACAACTAAATAATGAACCAATATCATTCATAGCTCCAGATACCTTGGAGAAAATTCCTTGGCCATGATACATATTTGGTAAAATTCCATTTAAGCTCTGCGAAGATGCTTTTCTAGAGGGAGAACCTACAACTCTAACCACACACCATTCATAATCAAATACAGGATAGTTAAGGCTACTAAAAACCTTTTTGCTAACCATTTTAAACTCGCCAGTTTTAAAGTAAAACACAGCATAAAACTTTCTATTTTCTTTAAGGGGTTTTGAAAAATTGTGCGACATGATACCGTAAAGGCTTGGTTAATCCTAATACGAAGCGCTGTCATACGCTGCATAATCTTTTTAACAGGCAACTCTTGTCCATTGTTGCATTCCAGAATCTCTGGACGACTCAGATTAGATAGAAAACTATTCTAAGCCTTCAGGAAGAAAGGGAAGTGTAGCAACAAGAGTTCCGATGGTTAAAAATTACACATTCACGTTGGCCTCGAATTATATAGGGGCTGGTTTCATTTTTCCCAAGAAAAATCATACCAAGTTAGTCGCTCTATACATAGCGACTCAACCAAAAAGAACTAGTCATCTGTCCACAATATAGAATGCTCTAGCTAAAACAGGACTGTTTGCACAAACCTAACTGTAACACTAGAACGTTCGTAATTGCTTAGGAAACTAGGATATTACTGGAAAAATCTTCAGCGATAAAATAGTTCTATTAAACAGAATAGTCTGTCAAATAGAAAAATC